ATGTTCGTGGAGTTAAACTTCGTCGAACATTTGCAAATCTTGAAGAGGCTCAGATGTATTCGAAGGTTTTGCAGAGAAAGTATCCTCGCGACAATCTTTATTTGGGGAAGGTTGGATGTTGGTTGCCTTGGGATCCTTCAGAGCACATTATGCAGGAAGTTGAGTATGCAGAACAGGAACTCAATGAGATGATGCGCAAGTACAAGGAAAATGAGATGCATCGTGATATGTTCTTTGAGGATCGCAAGAAGGAACAGATTGATGATCAGAAGAAGGAGAATGAGAGACGCCGAAAGCAGGCTTTGGAGGATAAGGGACTTGCAGATGTTGCTGCGCTCAAGAAGACTTTGGAGGATACGCCAGTTCACCCTGCCGAAGGAGGAATTCGCGAGTAAAATGGATAAAATCACTGGAGATATTAAGAGTAATAATTATGAAGTTTATTCATTTGACAAAGCAATCTTTTACTAAATTCAAGAAACCTCGGAATTTAGGAGAAGATGTTAAACCCAATGGTGTATTATGGGTTGCAAAAGAAAATGCATGGAAAGAGTTTATGGAATTAGACGATTCATATCTCGAATATGAATTTGATATTGATATGTCTAAAGTGATTCAACTCAAGACATATGAGGACATTTCTTCATTTAATGAAAAATATGGAATAGAGTTTATGTTTGGCAGAAAAAAGTCTTACATTATCAACTGGGATAAAGTTCGGAAAGATGGGTCTGGAATATATATTAAGAATCCAGATATCAAAAAAGCAAGAATAGAGTTTGTATGGTACTCTACTTTTGATGTAGAATGTGTTGGAATTTGGAATAAGGATTGCATTATAGATTTTAAGGCCCTTTCTTAACCCAAACTTTAGGACCTGCTGATCGTTTTTCAACCTTTGAAGGATCAAATTCGTCACCTGCTAACATAGTGGATGAAAAAGGTTGATTTCCATTCCATAATGAATCATCGCACATATGAAATGGTGGATGTTCAGATGCCTTGTACCAAAAAACTTGATCGTCTAATTTATTGGATTGAACACCGTTTGCAATTACTAGGCATTCATAGTTTTCAGTGCACTGGTCCATAAACTGACAAAACATTTCAAATGTAGGAAACATACCAGCAAAGTTTTCATATATTCTTCTGCGATTCGAGATGTTATTCTCTCGCAAAATGAATACGAAATCTATGTTGGTTCTCAAGTTTGGAGAAACACCTAATGGGTACTGCATAGTAATCAAAGTAACCATATCAATATGACGACCGTTCATGAATACGTAGCGAGTTGATTCTTCATTAATCCATGACTTATCGTATAAGCAGTCATCTAGAATTAAGAATGCACGTGGGTCTGAATTAGAGTTTCCACCATGAGATTTTTTGTCATGATTTCTTTGCTGTTTAACTGCAAGCTGACGCTTTATAGCATTCATTACAATTCCAGGACTATACTTATCATGAATCAACTTAGAAGGAACCATATCTTGAAAGAAAGGGTTGGCAACTTCTGTACCAGAAATTACAGTTCCTACAGGGAAGCAAGCCCGTGTATTAGCAAGGATATCGCGAACCAAGAAGGATTTGCCAGTATCCTTTTTCCCGATTAGAACAATCATAGGAGATTTACGCGAGTCTATCTCACACCTATCAACTATTGTTTGAATATTAAACTTCTTGATTTGAAAGTTCATCGCGTGAAGATTCCTATATTGGTTTAGGGCATGGATTATAATTGAATAAATGAAGCGTAAATTGACATCCGAGTTACGCACCAATCCCGTTCCACTAGTTGTTGGACGAACCCCTGCAAAAACAGACCTGTGGGATGTAACAAAGTTGCAGCCATTTTTTCCTCCAATTGAGTGTTTGTTTAAGACCAATTCATTGGAACGTGTGCAGGATTATGGTATCAAGCTAAATGATTCAATTGTATCTTTGAATGAGAATGTGGCTACCCTTGCTTCTGGCCGAGTAGTAGATGTGCATCCGAAAATTACTATGCTTCTAAGTCCATTCAAGTGTATGAAAGGTGAATTTGGTACGTTTGGCTTACCTATGCTTTCAGACCATGCACGTGAGACTCAATCCAAACTACAAAGTCACAATACAGCAGGGTATGTCGGGTCTATTCTTTCGATAGCTTTATCACAGTCAGGATGCAAACACTTTCCGGAAGTGGTAGGAGTATTTACTGGTACTGCTAACAAGCATACTATTAACATTTCAGATGATTACGAAGAGTTATCTGAAAGGCCATGGTTTTCTCAAAATATTGGAAAGACGTTTGAATTAAAATTAGATGAACATTCTGGGTCTCCTATTGAATATACTAGAAGTGCTCGTATATCTTTGCAGCTTGGTGAAGATGCAGAACCAATTCTTGTAGAAGAGTTAGAATTTGTTGAATCCGATGCTTTGCCTGCAGAAATGACACCTGTATTTAAGGAGGAAGCTGAAGAAGAGGAGGATGATTCTTCATCTGACGTATCAACTTCCTATATATTTCAGATTGAATCACTTTCAAGTTCATTTGAAGGAAGTGTTTGTTCTGATGAATCAGAAGATGAAGAATTTGCATGGGCTACATTCAAGAATGTACCTGTTCAAATGACAGTGATGGAAAAGCTTGAAGGAACGTTCTATGAACTACTGAAAACAAATCCGGAATCAAATAAACATTTTGCATGGATAGCTCAAATTATATTTGCACTTGCATATGCTCAACGTAACTTTGCTTTTACTCATAATGATTTGCATGGAAATAATGTGATGTTTAAAAAGACTGATGCTGAGTTTTTATATTACTTTCATGCAGGGGTAACATACAAAGTTCCGACATATGGTTATTTAATGAAGATTATTGATTTTGATAGAGGTATTGGTTCAATCAAGCTCCCAGGTATGAAAGAAGCAAAGCTATTTATGAGTGACCAATTTGCTGCAAGTGAAGAGGCTGGTGGTCAGTATAATTGTCAACCATTCTTATCAGAAAAACATAAAGTCATTAAACCTAACCCATCTTTTGATTTAGCTAGACTTGCAACATCTTTATTTTGGGATTTATTTCCCTTGGGACCTAAGCATGATGATTATCAGGAACAAGCTTTGTTTACCCTGTTCGTGAAATGGATGACCTTGGAGGATGGAAGCAGTATCTTATTTTTCAAGAAGAACCCTAAAGCAGATAGATATGTTGGGTTTAGTTTATATAAAGCGATTGCACGTTATTGCAAGGATTCTGTTCCACGCAAGGAAATATCAGAACTGAAATGCTTTATTACTGATGATGTTTCTAGTGAAAATTGTTTGGTTATTGATGTTTAGACCGTAGAGAAAAATTGAAAACGAAATTATTGGATGGCGATAATAAGCTGGTAAAATGGATGAGCAAGTGATAGCCAAGCTATTAGCACTACAAGAGCGAATTCGCAAAGCAGACAAGCGCTACCGTGAGAAACATGCTGACAAGATTGCAGAAAATCGGAAGAAATACTACGAGGAGAACAAAGATGCTATTCGCGAGAAGAATCGTGAGTACCAACGTGTTTACCGAGCAAAAAAGAATGCAGGACTTTAAAAAGTAGGAACACCTACAAACATTTCTTGAACTGCAGCAGTTTCTGATGTAGCTGTTTTTACAGCTTCTACAATAACTTCAGGTGATGAAACCGTATATGCGATTCCACCACTGAGAATGCTACCAAGTACGGTTAGCTTAGAGGCTGCTAGCCAATCAATACGCTCTCCTCTGAAACGTCTATCAAGGGCATATAGTACAAAGCATATGAGAGCAACTGCAACAGCAATATATAGTGGGTTCATTTGTTGTCAAACAATGTGAATGTTTACAGATTTAGAACGAGCGTGTCATCTCCAACCTTAGAATCAATTTCGGCCATTGGGTCAACTTCAGGTATTTCAACTACTGCCGGCTTTTCGGGTTCTGCATGCATATCTAAATCTGTGAATGAAAGTTTATCATCTTCTTCATCATTCTTTTCAACAAACGATAGTGAACGAGGTCTACCCTCTTCCTGTTCCTCTTCACTTGACTCTTCTTCATCTGGGATATCTTCAAAAATGACAGACTTTGATGCGGGTGGAGGAGCAGGCTTGTCTTCTGCAGGAGGTTCAGTAAAGTATGACTTTGCAATGACTTCCCAAGGCAAGAATGAACGAACAACATCATCAATAGTCTTGTAGATTGTCTGTTCAATTTCTTGGCGATTCTTTGCTTGTTGTTCAGTAGGAATGCCAGCTACTTTGAATAGGTACGCAACTTGCCAGAGCTTTCTTGCAGAGTGTTTATAAAGTTCGTGAATAAATTTGGTAACGTTTGGGCGTTCAAACTCTACACGAACTTGTGAAGATGCTCCGCGATACTGAAGAGCTGCAAAAGATTTCATGTAAGAAAGAAATACGCCCATAAGAAGGTCATCCATATAACCGCATTTGGATACCTTTAGAACACGTTCAACTTCTTCTGCAAGTGTAGTATCAGACCATTCAGGAATTTTAGTTACCATATTTTGGAAAGTGCGAAGGATTTCATCAAGTTGTTTATTGCGTTCGCATAGCTGCTTAGCACTTGCATGAATACTCCAGAATCCTTCTGCAAGTCTGGGAACAAGCAGAGAAGCAAGGTGCTCTCGAAGCTGAACTTTTGCTACTTCTGTTTCGCTCATTTGTAAGAATGTTTCAAAAGAGAAACGAGGATAAAAACGGATTTCAATTTTTAAAAGAGTACAGCAATTACAATCCACGAGATGACTGACAACTTTATGCAGCATGTCGCAATTTTCTCCCATACTAAAGGCCCCATAGAGGGTTGGGATGATGAACTTTAAAAATTATATATTTTTCATAAAAACGGATTCTTCTGTTTTTAACTTGTTTGCAATTAAAACTACTAGCATGGCATCCATCCAGCTCGCCAGTGTCCGCGCGGCCCTTAAGAAGGCTCACGAGGAGATTGATAAGGCGTTCGCGCCTATCCTCAACGCTGCCGCAGAGGCAGACGCCGAGGATGAGAATGAGGAGGTCAAGCTGACGCCAATCCAGAAGCTCGAGAAGCAGCTGGAGACGGCAAACGAGAAGCTCACCAAGCTCAACGAGAAAATCGCTGGGGGGAAGAGCAAGATTCCTGACAAGGACGAGGAGAACAAGGCAAAGTTCGAGGAGGCAATCTCCAAGATTAATGCAAAGATTTCCGAGGCCAAGGAGAAGGAGGCCAAGAAGGCCGCGCCCAAGCCCGCAAAGGTGAAGGCTGAAAAGAAGGTTGCCGAGAAGGCGCCTGAAGTGGCTGTAGAGGCCAAAAAGCATGTTCCCCGCATCACGGCCGCAATGACGGTGCAGCTTCAGGCTGCATTCAAGCAGGTTGGGGCGGAGTGGGACGACAAATACAAGAAGGAGTTTGTGACGCAGGTCAACTCTCTTTCTGACGAGCAGTTTGCAGAGTTTGTCCTTGAGGGGCATATGTCCAAATTTGCAAACACGCATGCACCAGCCGCCGGAGGCGGTGGTGGTGGTGGCCCTGGTCCACTGAAGACACTCGATGTGTCTCAGCTTCAAAAGCAGAACAAGAACCTGAAACAGGTGTCCGTTGGAGTTTTCCAGCACAAGACAACTGGTGAGATGGTGACTGGTCCTGCAGAGGACTCCGATGAGGAGTTTGAAGACAAGACTGTAGACGGTGTTGAGTACATCGTTGGCCAAACCACAAAGCGTGTGTACAAGCCCCAGGAAGACGGTCCCGACGAGTTCGTGGGCTACTGGGGTGTGGGCGAGTGGTAAACTAGCTCTTATCGAGCAGATAAAGCTCAGGCGAAAGCCAAATTTTTATTCTGGAGTTGCTATTTTTCCAAATGTCCAATCAACCCGTCCACCAAAAAATGCATAACCAACTATTATCAAAACAGGTAAGATAAGAGCTGTCATTGTACTACCAAGTAATCCTGCAATACTAGCACTTGTTCTAGAATTAGCAGATGCCAAATATGACCCTGCAACTAATACTGCAAGTACAAGCCCAACCATGCCACTACTAAATCCATAAGAACCCAACTGATAAAAAGAATACGCTAAATATGAACCAACTAAGGCTATAAAGAAATAGAATACTGTAACTCCAGCTTGTCCTAAGTCGCTCTTTTCATCCTTGTCATCTGTTTTGACTGTTGGTGCACTCATAACAAACTGCTCCTTATCATCCTTTGTCATCAGGACTGGAGGACCTCCGTTAATAGATATATTTGCTTGAAATGTCTTTTTTACACCTGGTGCAGGGTCAAGAATTCCTAAAGATTGAGCACTGACAGTAAAACTTATACTATCATCTTTGATTAGTTTTCTTGCTTCTTTTGTTACATCTTGCATTGCATTTTCAGTTCCATACGATGCTTGTGTGATTTCTAAACCCTTCGGTATTGGTGTAGACATCTCTTATTATGATGAGAATACAACATTTGCGATACCTCTCGTTATACGTAAAAAGTTATAGGATTCGACATAAACAGTAACCGTATATGTGTATGGTCTAATTGACTCTACTGGCTTTGTTACTGTTCGTATTACTTGGTCTGGTCTTAACCCTTGCCCCATAATGTCTCCAGGCGTTGCAGAAGTGACATTCACGGGCACTGTAGTCAAAGCAGATGATTTCAGAATACAACCTGGTAGGATTTTTGGACTAGTAACGAATGGTGGGTCTTGCATTGTTAACCGTAAAACTGTCTTGTTAAACATAGAACCATTCACATGACCAGTAGGTTGCGGAGTATCATGCTCCAAAG